GGATCAGGAATACGCCAGAAACAAAATCGCGCTACAGCGCGAAGGTAAAATGTAAGGAGTACGTTATGGAAACCAATTCTACACCCCGCCGCGGTCGCAAGAGCGCATTGTTTAATAAAGATAAACCTGCCGCACCAACACCTGTAATGGTCGAAGAGGAAGGCACCGAGTCCGTCGAGGCATCCCGTCAGGAAAAGCGGCCTGAAATTCGCGAAGAAAACCCGTTGGCTCGTGCAGCCCGTCGTGCTGCCGAAATTAGAAATTCCGGCGGTTTGGATTTTGACGGGACAGACGAATATTATATCGATCCCCGTATAATTCCTGAAGGCTGGTCCTATGAATGGAAGCGGGAATCGGTTTATGGACAAAGGGACGACACCTATCAACAATCTTTAAAGCAAAGCGGATGGGAAGCTGTTCCTCACTCTCGCCATGCCGATAAATTTCCCAAAGGAAACGGCAATGTCATTGAACGCAAGGGTATGCTTTTAATGGAGCGTCCGGCTTTGATTACGGATGAAATTAGACGCATGGATCAACGAAATGCTCGCATGGCTGTTGAATCCCGCAAGCAAACGGTAGACTCGACCAAAGGATTGCTTGGCCGCGACGATTCTCGCGTTGCTCCAAAGATTTCAAAGGGTTACGAGCCTATGTTGCCACCAAACTAACAGTGTTTTGAGGGGGAGAAATCCCCCTCTTTACTTTTGTTGGCGTTTCTTATATTTTACGACGATCTCCCTCGGTGTGGAGGTTTAATTTTATCCCGTTTCTTAGTCGCCCCGGTGTGCGATGATGGAACTCCCAAAAAGGAGAACCCGTCATGGCGAACACTTTCGCGCCCAACGGTTTTGCTCAATATATTGGAACGGGCGCTACGCCAAGCTACGAACAAGTTTCGGCAGCGATCTCGTCCAGCAACACAACCAACATCTTTTTAAATGATCCTGTTGTTCAAGCTACCAACGCAACTGGCATTGGCACGGGTTATATCACTCAGGCTTATGGTCCTGTAACGCTTACTGTTGCCGCAACTGCCATTACATCAAACGCCACAACCGGCGCTTTGACGGTGACGTTTACGGCTGCAACGGCTTCGTCCGGCAACCTTCCTACCTCGCCTAACTCTTGGGCGCCTCCGGTTGGTGCTTATATGACGATTAGCGGTTCAACCATGTCGTCCGGTAACTTGAACGGTACTTTCCAGATTACGTCTTCTACGACGACAACCGCGGTTTGCGCCAATGCCGGCGTAACCATCAACGGCACGTCGACGGCTTCTGGTACGGTAACGGTTTATGTGCCGATTATGGGCGTTTTTGCGGGTTGCAAGTATCTTTCAACAACGCAAAAGACAATTATCCCACAGCGTTATTGGGGTGGTTCTGATGCAAACGGTGACGTACAGGCTTATGTCATTACCGATCCAAATGCTCAGTTTATCGTTCAGACGGCTAACTCGAACACGACAGCAACCGCGGTTGGTCTTTCCAGCGTCGGCCAGAATATCGCGTTCAACTACACCAACTACGGTGGTTCGCAGACTAACGGAAACACATCAAACGGTAATTCAACCTTCTTTGCTGACCAATATTCGCTGATTGCCAACTCCGGCGCCGGCGCAGTTTCCAACTCGTTCTTGCCTTTCCGCATTATCTCGCTTGCCAACTATGTACCTGGCATAACGAGTCCGCTCGCTTCCATTAACGGAAACGATTCAACAACAGCTTACAACAAGATCGTTGTCGGGTTTAACAACTCGATGCAACGTGGTCTTGCTGGCATCTAACAGGGAGTAGACTACAATGGCTGTTAATCTCTCAGCAATTAAGGATCTGCTCCTGCCTGGTCTTCGTGGTATCGAAGGCAAGTATGAGATGATCCCAAGCCAGTACGATAAGATCTTCACGAAGCATGATTCAAAACTTGCTCTTGAACGTACTGCTGAACTTCGGTTCCTCGGCCTCGCACAGCTTAAGACTGAAGGCGCTCAAACCGCTTTCGATAACGGCGCTGGCGAACGCTACATCTACAATCAGGAACATACGGAAATTGGTCTTGGTTATGCAATCACCCGTAAGGCGATTGACGATAACGTGTACAAAACCCAGTTCCATCCATCAAACCTCGGCCTTGTTGAAGCTTTCCAACAGACCAAGGAAATTTACGGCGCTTCAATTTTAAACACGGCACAGACGTACAATTCGGCTGTTGGCGGTGACGGTGTAGCACTTTGCTCCACGTCGCATCCAATTGACGGCGGTACGGTTGCTAATACGCCATCAACGCAGGTTGACCTCAACGAAGCTACTCTTTTGAACGCGATGATTTCCATCCGTACAAACTTCCGCGATCAGGCTGGTTTGAAGGTGTTTGCTCGTGGTCGTAAATTGATTGTTCCTCCACAGCTTGAACCTGTTGCAATCCGTCTAACAAAGACTGAATTGCGCCCAGGCACGGCCGACAACGACGTGAACGCGATCCTTACGACGGCCGGTGGCTTGTCAGAAGGTTACATAGTCAACGACTTCTTGACCTCTTCGTATGCTTGGTTCTTGCTAACAAACATTGATGGTTTGTCGTATATGGAGCGTATGCCCTTCGAAACCGATATGCAAGTCGACTTCGTGACTGACAACTTGCTTGTTAAGGGCTATGAGCGTTACTCGTTCGGTTACTATAACTGGCGTTCAATCTTTGGTTCGTTCCCAACCTCGTAAGGAGATTGCATCATGGCTATTACAGCTTTCTCCGGTCCGATAATGGTGTTTGGGCAAAGCCCATACACGCCTAACGAGTACAATCCAGACATCGGTGGCTCGTCCCTGTTTTATGCAGGGGCGGGTACAATGGACCCTCGTACTTTATATACCTATCTTCCTGGTGAGGCGCAGTCTCAACTTGATTATGGGTTTTTAGGGTTTGACAACATTACGACCATCAATGCCGTTCCTTACACCAAAGCAACGGGTGCGATTGTTACGTCTGCAAACGCAACAAGTGCAACATTGTCATTAAACACGTCAAACAGTGCAACCACTGGCGTCTATTATTCATCGGTGTTTACCCGTGCGGATACAGGCGTTACGGACACGGTTTTGGCAACTGATGCTTACACATCGGTTACGGCATCGTTTTCAAACGGTGTTATGACGATTACGGCAAACTCGGCCATGCCTGTTACGGCAGGTATGGTTGTTTTGACAACATCGGGTACGGTATCGCAAGGAACGGCTGCTGGGACACAGATTGTTGCCCAGTTGACAGGTGGCTCGGCTGGTCAAGGTGTTGCTGGTACTTACCAGACCAATACCAACCTAACGGCCACTTCCGGTACGGTTACACTTGCTTATCAGACGCCAACTCAGTGCATTGTTCCTAATAATGCTCAAACGCCTGGCGTTGTGCTTTGGAATCCTGCCGCTATTGCAGGTCGTGCAGTTGCGGTTACTGCTGCTTCGGGTGCTACGGCAACGACAGCAACGGTATCGGGATATGATTGCTACGGGTTCCCATTGGTTGAGGCAATAACTCTTACTGCGGGATCTCAAGTATCGGGCAAAAAGGCGTTCAAATATATCAAGAGCGTTGTTCTTAATGCCGCAGATGCTACCCATGCTTATTCGGTTGATACAACGGACGTCTTTGGGCTTCCACTTCGGTCTGACGCATTTGGTGACATTCTAGTCAACTACGCAACGTCTTTGACGGCTACGACGTTAATTACGGCTGCTACCAACTACGTTGCATCGGATCGTACAACTGCAACAAGTACAACTGGCGACGTGCGTGGCACGTTTGGTGCGTTTACCTCTGGTACAGGCGCCAATAAATTGATTGTTCGTCAGTCCCCTCAAGCCTACATGGTTCAGACTGCTAATCCGGGCCTGTTTGGTGTAACTCAGTATAGCAACTTTTAAGGAGTGTGAACCATGAAGGGTCACAAAGCACATCATCACGCACATGGCGGAAAGGCCCATCACGCTCACGGCGGAATGGCTCACGCCATGAAACATCGCGCTAAAGGCGGCAAAGCAGAGTCGCCTGAACACGGTGTAGACGAAGCAGAAATGGACTTGCACGATCACCCTATGGAATACAACAAGGGTAAGCCAGAAGACGAAGCAATGGCTACGAGTGAAAAGAAGCATGGCGGTCGTGCAAAACGTAAGCACGGCGGTATGGTTCACAAGCACGTTGCCATGCACGGCGAACACGGTCATCACCATGCTGGCCGCAAGCCACGCAAGTCTGGTGGTCGCGCCGGCGCTGCCGAAATGCACCCTTTTACGACCGCTCACGCTGGTACAGCTCCAAAAGGTCGTAAAATTGAAAAGATGACAATGGGTTCTGATATTTAATTCAATAACCCGTTGAACGACGTTTGACGGGGGCCATCGCGCCCCCGTTTTACTAAAAAGGTGCAACATGACGGCAGCTTGGACAAGATCTGAAGGTAAATCCCCTTCCGGTGGGTTGAATGAACGTGGCCGGCAGTCTGCTCGCGCCGAAGGTCATCATTTAAAAGCGCCTACCAAAGACGCAAGCAATCCTCGTCATAAATCTTTTTGCGAAAGAATGACGGGTATGAAGCGTAAAATGACAGGCTCGGCTAAAGCCGCTGATCCCAATAGCAGAATTAACAAATCTCTTCGTAAATGGGGGTGTTAAATGGTTGCTGCGTTGTCTTTTGGCGAAATTGCCAATCTTGTT